ATTAAAAACGACAGAAGTTGTATTTGGCGAAATTGCTGAAAAGTTTTCACAGTTAGAAAATGGAGCAACAAAAGCGGCTGTAGCTCAAGAATTATTTGGGAGATCAGGCGTTAATTTAATTAATTTACTAAATAACGGCAAAGCGGCTTTATCTGAATTTAATGTTGAGCTAAGTGAAAATTTCGCTCAAAACGCAGAATACTTTAATGATCAAATTGCGGTGATGGGTATTGGTATTAAAAATTTAAATGCGTCTATGACCGATTCAATGTTACCTGCTTTGAATGCGAGTGCGGAGGCGTTTAGAGGGCTAACAGAAACAAGTGCCAGTTGGAAAGCATTGTTTACAGTGCTTGAGGCAGGATTTAGAGTGATTTCTTACAATGTTTATCTCATTACTTCTTTATTGCAATTTCTATCTAGAACCATTGTTGATTTGACAAAGATAACGTGGAACTTGATGAAATTAGACTTTTCAGAGATTCAACGAATTGCAAAGGAAGGTCTGTCAGATACTTGGAATCAGGCAGGAGACGATATTAAAAACCTTTGGAAGATTCTTAGTGATACCTCAGAGGCTCCAGAAAACTATACAAATCAAATTAAGGGTTTGGCGGCTCAATTAGATAAAACTTTTGGCGGATCTATGAGGGCAAAACTAGATGCCTTTACAACTCAAATGAATGATTTCGGTGGCATGGTTGCTGATGTAGTCATCAAATCTTTTAAAGGTCTTGAAGATCAGTTAGTTTCGTTCGTTACAACGGGCAAGCTGGAATTTAGAAAGTTAGCGCAAAGCATTATTGCTGATATGGCACGAATAGCAATCAGGGCAGCAATTATAAAACCAATCATGGCAGGGTTTGGACTTTCTCTTGCTAAGGGTGGAGTATTAGAGAACGGGCAGCATTTAACAGCCTATGCAAAAGGCGGGATTGTTAATAAGCCGACTATCTTCCCAATGGCTAACGGTATGGGGTTAATGGGTGAAGCCGGTCCAGAAGCCGTGATGCCCCTAAAGCGTGGGAAAGGTGGGCGTTTAGGTGTAGAAGCAACAGGCGGCGGTACTAATGTTGTTGTTAATGTTGATGCTTCAGGTAGTGAAGTTCAAGGCAGCGACGAGCAAGGCCGAGTATTAGGAAAGTTAATAGCGGCGGCAATCAATAGCACCCTGATCAAGGAAAAAAGACCGGGGGGCCTTCTAGCTGCTTAACCTATGGCTACTTTTTCTTATACCCCTAGTTTCCCTGCTTCTGAAAAAAGCGCACCTATTGCCCGCACTACTGTTTTTGGTGAAGGCTTTCAACAAAGGATTCAATTCGGTCTTAATCGTGATCCTAAGAATTGGTCACTTCAATTCCTTAACGCTGATGACACAACAAGAGACAACATCATTACATTTTTAGAGGCAAGAGCCGGAACTGAATCATTTGATTGGACACCGCCAAGAGGTAGCGCAGGTAAATATATTTGTCGTTCTTGGAATTTAAGTATGGCAGTTAGTGGAAGAACAAATATTAATGCAACCTTTGAACAAGTATTTGAACCCTAATGGCGATACCTGTTAGCGAATTACAAAAAATCAATCCTAGTTCTGTTATTGAACTATTTACCTTGGGTTTAGATAATACGCTTCACGGTGCCACGACGGTTTATCGATTTCACAACGGCGCAAACATGAATGCAAATGGTGAACTTGTTTGGTCTGGTAATGCTTATCAACGTTTCCCTGTTGAATGTTCTGGTTTTGAATATTCAGGAAAAGGAACCTTACCAAGACCAATTCTTCGTGTCTCGAACATATTAGGAACGATTACAACTTACATAGCAACCGTTAACGCTACAACGGCGGGGAATGATTTAAACGGGGCAAAATTAACAAGGATTAGAACACTAGCTAGATATATTGACGCAGCTAATTTTTCAGGTGGAACCAACCCATACGGAACGCCGGATACAAGTGCGGCTTTCCCTGAAGAGATTTATTTTTTAGATCGCAAAATAACAGAAAATAGAGACTATGTTGAATGGGAATGTTGCGCTGCTTTTGATCTTATGAATGTTCGTGTTCCTTTACGACAAGTAACCCGGACAGATTTTCCCGGCGTTGGTACTTTTATTTGATTATGGAATGGAAAGAATCAGCATTAAGTCACGCTAAAGAACAAAGCACGAAAGAGGTATGCGGACTTATTTCTATTGTTAAAGGTAAGACTAGATATTTTCCTTGTAAGAATATTGCAGATGATCCGACTGATGGTTTTTGTTTGTCACCTGATGATTGGATGAAAGCGGAAGACGCGGGGGAATTGGTCGGGGTGTTTCACTCTCACCCAGATTGTTCGCCAGAACCAAGCAAGACAGATTTAGATAGCTGCGACTATTTAGATTTACCTTTTTATATTGTCAACCCAAACACAAAAGAATGGCATTACATGGAGCCAACAGGATACAAGCAACCGTTGATCGGTAGAGTTTGGGAATGGGGTAAAAGTGACTGTTGGACTTTAGTTATTGATTACTTTGCTGAGAAAGGTTTAACGGTTAAAAACTGGCCTAGACCAAACAAATCAAAAGACATTTTAACTAATGGAATATTTGAAAGATTGATACCTAAAAGTGGCTTTAAGATAGTAGAAGATGAAATGAAAGTAGGGGATTTATTATTGATGAAATTTACCGGCCCTGATCCTGATCATGTAGCTGTCTACATAGGCGAACAAATGGTGATTCATCATTTAGGCGGAAGACTCAGCAGCCGCGATTTATATAACGAGTTTTTAATTAACGCAACTGTAAAGAGGTATAGATATGTTTAGGAAAATCAAAGTATATGGAGCATTAAAAAAGTTTCTTAAATGGGATGCTGGAACTTTTACCGCTGATATCTCTAACGTTGCGGAAGTTGGGCGTTTTTTAGTTGCTAATTGGCCCGGTGTAGAACAACACATGCAAGATCAGCATTATAAAATTTTCGTTGGTGAATATAACGTTTCAGAAGAAGAGTTGAATTTTCCTATAGGTCAAACAGAAGAGATAAGGATTGTTCCGGTTGCTGTTGGTGCTAAAGGTTTTTTTGATTCAACAATTGGAAAAATTATTACGGGCGCTGCAATTATTGGTGTTACGGTTGCAACGGGTGGTTTTGGTGGCGCTTTAATTGGAACTTTTGGATTAGGTGCGGGTTCTATCGGAGTTGGAACCTTAGCTGTTGGGGTTGGTGCTTCAATGGTATTGGGCGGCGTTTCTCAAATGCTGGCGCCGACCCCAGACATTCCAACATTTAGCGGCGGGGATTCTGGTCTAGATCCACAAAGTAATTATTCATTTAGTGGCGTTCAAAATGTATCCCGTTCGGGTGTTCCTGTTAATTTAATTTTTGGAGAAATCTTTACCGGTTCCGTTATTGTTAGCGCTGGTATTGATACCATTCAGTTCAAAGGTACGGCCTAATGACTTTAGAAAGTATATTTTTTAAAACTGCAACATTTAATGACCCAACACTTCCAGAGGGTGTTTTAGGAAGTAAACAATTTGCAACCTTTGTTGAGGTATTAGGAGAGGGAGAAATTGAAGGCTTTCCAAGTGCGGCGGCCTATACCAAAGGAACAGATAATTATAATTTAGCGGCGTTAAAAGATGTTTACTTAAATAAAACTCAAATTCTTAAATCTTCGGCTGATGTAACTAATTTACAAGATACAGATTATAACTTTAAAGATGTAGAGTTTGAACCTAAATTTGGTACTACTGATCAAACTTATGTAAGCGCCTTACCAGCTATTGAGACTGAATACAATGTCGGTTCTGCTGTTACTTATTCAACTTCTGTTTCAAGAACTTTAACAAGCGGAATTGATGCTGTTAGGGTAACTATTGGTGTACCAAGATTACAAAAGTTCAATGATGATGGCAGTATTTCAGGTTTAACCACTTATGTCACAATTCAAATTACAGATAATAACGGAACAGTTACAACGCCAATCAGTGATAATGCAATTACTGGAAGGACTTCGAGTGCATATTTTAAAGACTATTTAATAAGTTTTAATGGTAGTCCCCTTGTTCACCCTTTAACGGTCACAGTAAAAAGAACGGCGGTTGATAGTACTAACTCTAAGAAATTTGATGAGTTCAATTGGTCGTCTTATACAGAAATTTTATTTGAAAGAAAAGCATATCCAAATACGGCTCATGTTGCTTTAAGGTTTGACGCTGAGCAATTTCCACAAACTCCAAACCGTTCCTATCGTGTTCGCGGATTAAAGATCCCTATTCCGTCAAATGGGACAGTTAATTCAACAACGGGCGCAATTAGTTATTCAGGAAGTTGGAACGGCTCATTTAAAACAGACCCCGAATGGACCACGGATCCCGCGATGATACTCCATGAATTATTAGTTAACACCCGTTGGGGCTGTGGCGCTCATATCTCAGCTAGTCAACTTTCTAAATATGACTTTTATGCTGTTTCGCAATATTGCGGCGCAAGTGTTGATGATGGCAATGGAGGAACCGAGCCAAGATTTGCAATTAATGGAGTTGTTCAGCAACAAGTCGACGCATACCGATTAATTAATGATCTTTGTTCTGTTATGCGTTGTATGCCGTTCTGGAGTACGGGCGCATTAACAATTTCACAGGATGCACCAACTCAAGATGCAAGCTATTTATTCACCCTTGCCAACGTGGGAGAAGGTGGCTTCACCTATTCTGGTTCGTCTTTAAAGACTCGTCATACCGTTGTTAATTGCGGCTATTTCGATATGGAAACGCAAGAAATAGATTACGAGGAAATTGTTGATAGTACGGCAAAAACAAAATATGGCGCAGTTGTTAAACAGGTAAAAAGCCTTTTTTGTACTTCACGAAATCAGGCGGCGCGTTTAGGTCGTTGGCTTCTTTATACAGAACAAAATGAATCTGAA